TTTGTTTACTTGTTCACCAACAAGAAATATGCCTTCAATGTAAAGTTTTTTCTTACCGTTTTCAGAGGCTTCGGTAAAATACTTAACACTTTCAATTGTTTCTGTAATTAGTTTCATGCTGATTGTCCTGTATAAACGTCTACATTGTATGATGAATTCTTAGATACTTCTAATACAATTGTACCACCAGTTACAATAGTCACTACCACGTTTGATGTATTGGTGTTTGAGAGTGCATATGCAAAGTCATCAAATCGCATTTCTCCAGCATTGTGTAATGCAAGTATTGAAGTATTTGCAGCTCTAGTTACAGTAATATGACCATTACTGGACCAAGTTACCCTTTTAATATCAGCAGACCTTACAACTTCATTAGTTGGATTTTTTCTTAAATCAACAAGATTGATCGTGTATGTTCCGGGATCAACACATCTAATGATGGATGGTCCTCTTAAAGTGTTTATGATTTCATATGCCATGTTATCTTATTCCCATTGATGAGCGTCTACGCAAAGACATTTTTCTTTTTAATAGCGTACGGCGCAATTTAGATTTCCTTGTTGTCTTCCAAGAACGTTTCAACATTCTAGCTTTATGTAACCTAACTGTAGCCGGTATTCTCTTTACTGTATTACCAGATATTCTATAACCTTTAATACTAGAGCGTCTGACATTCTTCTGTACAACAATGCGCCCTTTAGCATTTCTTCTAATTCTTCGGCGAATCTTTTGGACTCTGCCCATATTAACAATGTTGCCTGCTTCTTCTAACTCGACAAACTCAAACATATCTTCAGCAACATATCTCTTAGCTTCTTCTAACCTTTTAGAAACGATTTCATTCAAACGAGCAAAAAGTTTTTCTTTTGCTTCATCTAAATGTTTATGTATAATCGAATCTAGAAAACTCATTTGTGTTTACTAAATGCAAAATCAGAAGCCTTCACAAAGTGTTCTGGTGATTTATGCACCATGTCAGCAAACTTTTTCTTATTATCCTCATTCAACGCATCATACACATTTGTAATTGCCGATGCCGTATAGTGATTGACTTCACGAGTGTGACCAGAAGCAAATTTAACCGACTGCGCTTGTTTATTCTCTACAATCTTGTGTAAGGTATCTATAACATCTTCCTCCAATTCAACACTTTCGTTTTGTTGCAATGGTCCTGTAATTAATGGTCCATAAGGTACAGTAAAGAATCTGTTTAACTTATCATTGAAATATAATGCCACTCTTGCTCCATCTGGAAACAAACGAATAGACTTACGTTTCAGTACTAACGCAACTGGTGGATCTGGCGGGGTATCAATAGATGCTTCCACCAAATCTGTCGTAATAATTTCATCTTCACGAACTGCACGGCGAGCTTGCGTGTTAATCTGTTTATTATTAGAAAGTAAATCTACCATCTTAGTAAAAAGATTTTGAATAATCATTTTATCGGCATTATTGAAGCTTGGCTTTTCTTCACTCATCTTATCTAAGATTTTGTGAATACGTTGCATCTGTGCCTTGTTGGCAAGACCAGCCCGTACCAATACATCAAACTTTGAATAGTCTGATACTTCTTCTTCAACAATAGATTTAAATTCTAATAGAGATTTCATGCAGCTTCTGTATCGTCTTCTTGTTGTTCTTCTTCATCATTAAATAATGTTTGTGCAATATCAATTTTTCTTGCATTTAGAGCATCAAAAGCTCTAGTTGATAACATATCAGTTAATGTATCTTTTGCTTCAGCTGCATTACCAACCGAAACACTATTAATAAAATCAATCGTTTCCATATTTATTCTCCTATTTTCTATTTAGTCTTGATGCCAACTTTTCCGCATCTGCATCAAGCATCGGCGTTCTAGATTCTGAAGAACCTTCTTCTGCCGTATTATCTACAGGCGGATTAGCATCTGTTTCTGCCTGTTGTTGTTCTTGTCCTGGTATTGGAATAGTTGGACCACCTGTGCCTGCTGCATCTTCTTTAGCAATCTCTTTGTCCATTTGTGAAATGTCTTCATCAGATAATTGAAGAATCTTTCTTCTAACCCATTCAGCTGAATAGTAACGACCAATATATGGATCAACAACTTGTAATAGGCCTAATCTTTCACGCAATAACTCTGCATCACGCATTTCTGTGAAGTTATTATCTTTCTTATAATCGTAATATATATCTTCTCTAAATTTATCCCACTCATCTGATGTACAGATACCTTTAAGAACTAATTGAATTCTTAAAGCATGGTCAAAAATTTGAGAGAACTTATTACGCAGTCTGATAATAAACTTTGTAAACTTAACTTCATCTCTTGTTACTTCAGTTGTACGACCAACACCAATCATACCGCCTTGTTGTGGTTCTAAACGAGAGATTGGTACGTTTAATGCGTTTAATAGTTTCTGTCTAAAATATTTAACGTCTTCTAACTCACCAAGGTTTTGGCCTGCAGGCAACGTAGTGATCTCAGTACCTTTACCGCCTTCACGGCGAGGCAACCAGAAATCTTCTAACATAGACATGTGTTTGCGATCATCACGCAATTCACCAGTCTGTGCATCATAGACCATCTTGTTGCGATACTTCAACATAACGTCACGCAAGTATTGTTCAGCCTTGCCTTTTGGTAAGTTACCAACGTCAATGTAGAAAATGCGGCGTTCAGGTGCTCTTGATATACGATAGATAACTACCGCATCTTCAATCATACGCAACTGATTAAGTGGTTTAATTGCCTTATGTAAGTATGATATAACAAAAGTATTTTTTGCATCCATCATACCAGAGTTTACATTAATAACGGACTCTGTAGAAATACGAAGACCAGAATTTACTTCTGATGTAAAACTTTGTGCAGACGGTGCTCTATCATTATAGACATAGTACTCTGCAATAGATTGGATGATTTGAGCCCCACTTTTTGGATCTCGCATCTTTTTAATTTCACGCACTTTACGAATTTTGCGCGGATCAATATATCTTAATTCTTGTATACCATTTTTAGGATTAGTTTCATCTACTACAACATGGTAATAAATTCTTCCATCAATATACCAACGCTTAAACAAATCATCAGAAAGATTACCAAAATTGAGCATCTTTAAGACGTTCTCAAATTCTTCAATAATTCTTTTCTTAATTGTTTCTGGTTGTTTTAATTTATCAAGAATGATATCAACTGTTCTACCAGCTACATCATGTGTGATAGCTTCATTAACAATATCATCAATCGCCATTTCAAGCTCAGGATGATTTGCCATTTCACGGTATCGGGTGATTAATTCAAGTTCATTGCGAACAGCGCCCTCTAAATCTACATAAGTTCCGTAGTAGGCATTTTGCGTTATCGTTACCGCACCATCATCTAACGTTTCCGTTGGAAGTGCGAAAGATGGTTGCTCAGGATTTTGTACCTGAACAACATCTTTATTTCCGAGTGTAAACCCGAATAGTTTAATTGCCATTAAATATCCATTCTATAAAAAAAATGGAGAAGGACCGAAGTCCATCTCTATCAAAGCACGTTATCAGCTACTGATTCCCACCATTGATAGGCGAGAGTTACAGAGAATTCCTCAATCGTATCATTAGATCCCCAATCTACATCAATTGCAGATACATCTGATGGGAACAAACCAATGAATTTATATTTCTTCAATTCACTACCTGTTTTACCAAATTGTGTAACTTCACCATCAACTGTGTAACCGCCTGGTGCTAATGCATCTGGATTACGCACGTTCAAACCATGACTATTTATGGATTGCATCCAACGCTCAAAAGCATTACGGATAACAAAGTCTTCATCATTGATAATTGTAATAGTCCAATCGGCGAATGTTCTGTTGCCAACAAACTTCAACTCACGACCAAAATATTGAACTGGCACAACACCTAGCGTAGAGCCAGGCAATTGTGCAGTTTTACACATGAAAGTTGTTTTAGCTTGTGCGGTTCCTGGCGTTGAGAACGCAGGAAAGGGCAAAGATATTTCGAATAGGTTTGGACGGGCACCGTCACCAGTCAATTGGGAACGGAATTCGTTTACGTTAAATGCCATTTAATTTCTCCTGTTTTCTCTATTTATTAGAATCGCCCAACAACTTCTTCAAAACTTACGCCTGTGCGTACTGCGACAAAGTTGAGTTGGATGAAGTTAATGGAACGTGCAGGTTTAATGTATATATCACCAATGAATTGATTAGAGTCAACCACGTTAGGTGTATTATTAGATCCATCACACACAACACGGAAGTCAGTAATGCCTCGGCGACCTTGTACATCACGCAAGAACGGTTCAACTAAATTAATAAATTGCGATCTTGTGAATTGGTCATTGAATTCAAACATTGAAGTACGTGCAGCCCTAGCAATTGTTTTCTCAAGAACAATAAACAAGCGGCGGACATTTATTCGGTCAAATACAGATGGACGGCTTAACAGAGTTTTATCTCCAAATAAAACTGTACCTTGTCCTTGGAATGTAGCAACAGGATTCACACCAACAACATACAAGTTATCACGTTCTGCCTTATTTGGATTCCAAGCTAATTTGATAACATTCTTAATTTGACCACGATTGAAACCACCAGGTGAGAACCATGGGTCACGTTCAAGATCCGTACGAGCGCAGAGGCCGGCAATATCACCATTCAATGGCACCCAACGATATACATCATTGTATCTATCGAATTGATATTTGTATCCAGAATCAAGAACAGCGTATGATGTGCTTGTTAAAGTATTACGATATGTAACAACAGAACTGGATTCAAGACCAGCGTTATTAACAACCGATTCTTTAGTTGGTGACAAGAACACCATACAGTCTTTGCGAACTTCGGTAATATTAGAGATAATATAACTAGCAACTGTTGAATTACCAGGACCAGAAATAACTAAACCAAAGTCTACCGCATCTGTACTAGCGAATGGTGCATATGCAGCAGTGATTGCACTATTAGTCATTGAACCATCAGCACCACCACTAAGGGATGCACTAAATGGATTTCTTAGTCCATTGGCCGCATCAAATGTTGTTCCGTTTGAAGCAGAACCCCAATTTGAGTTACCTGGTGCATGACCATTCCACCACACATAACGTGAACGACTATTCAATATATTAACATAGTAATTTGTAGCGCCGTCACCAAACTTAGCATCAGATGCCTTAGATACGAATGCATATTTTTCCAGTACTGTATTTGCAATACCACCAGAAAACTTACCATCTTCATCAATAACGATGATATGTAATTCGTCATTTGAACCATTAGCAGCAGTTACATAATCAGATGTGCCTGGAGCTACACCAAATTGATCGGCATATTGCCACTTACGAAGAATTGGTGTACCAGCATCAACTGTAGCTGTCAAAGCGGTTGTGAGAACAATTGCAGTAGCGTTTACAGAAGCAACTCTAGTGTATGATGATCCGCCATTCACAGAAATCAAATCACCGGCCTGTACGTTTGCATTAGCT